CATTACTCTTTCAATATATCTTTTAGTATGTGGTCCATTTTCTATTACATTTCCATTTTCATCAGTTTTTGGATAACCTTTTTCTTTATCAGCCTCGGCTATTCCATTTACAACTGCTTCATGTTGTATTGAAACAACATCTGCCTCTTGTCTTTTTATTTCTAGAGCTTTTTGTAATCCTGGAGAATTAGATACTAGTTCTGCATGTTTTTTTAATTTGGCTTCTTCACCAACTTTAACAAACATTCTTCCATAAGGGTCATATGCAATTTTTGGATAAGTGTTTCCATCTTCATCTGTTTCTACATTACCATTATTTTTATGCCAATCCATATCTCCAGTAAATTTTTGCACTGTTTGAAGGCGGGTTTTGGTATCCATGCCTTCCCAATCTTTTGAAGAAATTCCGTTTTCTTTTAGCCATTTATTTAACTTACTTTTTTCTTTTAATCCTCTTTCTGTAATTTCTTCTAATCTTTTAGGTATTGCTTCTTCTGCTAGTTTTGTAAAGTTATCATCAACTTCTATTGTAGATACACTGGCAACTGTATTTTGCTTAAAGTTTGTTGTTTTATCAATAGCGTTTTCTAATACTTGTATTACTTTTTCTGATTCTGGGTCTTCATTTTCTTTAAGAGACCTAAATCTCTTTGATACAGTTGTATTGAAATGTGGGTCAGCTAAATTACTAGCTTTTTTATTGGTTACATGAACAACAAACATTCTACCTTTTTCGTCTTGGCCAACAGCATAAGTATCGTGGTATGTTCTAAATTTTTGAAACGATTTTAACTCTTTATCATAATATTTATAGTCATCGCTACCAGGTTCAAAACTATCTCTTTTTGATAATATTGTAGATTCAACGTCATCATCTATTTCTCCAGTAGACTGAACCATTTCAAGAGGTTTTGACGTATCCATTCTACTATCTTCTAATAATTCCAATGTACGTATACCGCCATCATACGCTGTTTTAGCCCAGTCTAAATAGTCTTCTTCTTTACCATTGAATCCAGATTTGCTTTCAAATACATTACTACCAAGTTTTTTTAATTCTGACTTTTCTTTCTTATTTAGCTTTTTCTTTGATTCTAATTCTTGTTTTCTTTGTTGTTGTCTTTCAGATAATTTGTAATTTTTTACCTCTTCAAGTTTTGCCTTTGCATACTTTTCTCTAGATATAAGATAATCTGCTGCCTTGTCGCTATCTGCCTCTAATCCTAAATCTTCTAATATTAACCTTTCTTCACTATTTGGATAATTTGCTCTTCCTCTTCCATCCTTTCTATTTCTTAAAGTTTCTTTTTCTTCGTTTGTAGACTCGGTTACTTTAGCTTCTTTTACGGCTGATGTGTATACTGATTCTCCTTCACTAGCTTTTGCTCCACCAGCTCCTGCTAAACCTATTTTTCTGTCTTCTCCTAAGTTTGTTTGCCTTGAAGCTATTGTTGAAATTATTTGTTCTTGATTTCCTTCAATTGCAGTTCCTTTTGTTTCCTTTTTCTTAGTTTTTTCTTTAGTATCAATTTTATTTTTTACTTTATCTGTTTCATCTGTGCCAAAAAGTTTTTGATGTTTAGCTATTTTTTCCTTTTCAGCTTTTTCTTTATTAGCTGAATCTTTATCTATTGCATCATGACTACCGTCCTTTACAGCTTTTTCCATACTTTCTTTGGATTTGAAATCTACTATTTTTCCGCTTTCTTTAGAACGTGCTTGGAATTTTGAGTTTTCTGATAGTTGTGAAACATATGCTTTAATAAAAGATTCAGAATACTTATACTGTCGCAGGACTGCTTCTAGAACCATTATGTGAGATCGATTCTTAGGGTCTGGTAAGCCATCATTAACTCGCCAGGACCATTCTCTAACTAAATTGTCTATAAATGCATTTTTCATATAATACCTTCAATCTATAAATATCAAGAAAACTTAGAAGAAACATCTTTTAAGTCACCATAATTGCTGCCGAAACTTATCCTAGTAGGGTATTTCATAGCAGTTTTAATCTTGAGAATTAGGTCTTTACCCTCATTCATATTAAAATCAAAAGTAAAACTATCGTAAGTATATAAAATAAACTTACTTTTATAGTCTGACAAAACCTTTATTACTTTTTCCATAGCCTCAGAATTTAATTCTGTTTCAGCAGATTGTATGTAGTAATTAAATAATTTTTGGGGATTCATTTCTCCAATAATTGATTTGTATACTTTTCTCTTATATAAATATGTTTCATAATGGTTTTTTAACTTCCATTCTTCCCAAAATTTGAAAATAAATTCATTTACTTTGTTAAAAAATGGTATTTCTAGAAATTCCTGTGGAATTCCACCATATAATAATTGAAAACTTATCTGTTTAGACTCTGAATATTGCTCATCAGTCAGTTTATCTGTGGCAAAATATTGTTTTCCTAGATACTCGTGTACAGATGTAGAAGGTAAACTATATCCTATAATATCAGATATTATTCTTAGATGATATGCATCGTAATCTAATTCTAATATTCCTCCATTGGTGAATCTACTAATATACTTATTACGTGTACCGTCAGCCTTATTAAGAGCAGCATAATTTATTTTATTAAATGTATTACTTGGTCTTCCTGTAAGAGTATAAGGGTTATAGTTGCAATATTCATATCCTTCTGCTGTATATAATCCTGAAGATTCAATAGAGTTTAGAGATTTTAGAAATCTAGAAACTCTTTCAGGTCCTACAGTTATATTGTTAGAAGTTTTTTCTATTATATCTCTAAACTTTTCTTCTAAATTATTACAGTATTCTATATGCTTAAATATAGGAATTATTTTATTTACACTTTTTCTATCCCAATACATTGAATACAGTTTATTATGTGCTTGAGTATACTCTTGTTCTATTTTAGAACCGCTATAATAATATGACAAAGAATTACAACATTTAACATTATCAAGAGTAAAAATATGACTAAACTCTTTAACGTCATAAACATATTTTTTGTTAGGGGTATCAATTACACCTATAATTTCTTCTAGTGTAAATGTTTTTATTGCTTCATCATGATTTATAGAAATATAATATTTCTGCATATTATTTAACATGGAAACATAAATACCCGTCAGGTTAGAAAGTCTAGGGTGACTAGAATGATCTGAGGGTATTGGAATGAGTATAATATCTGATGATTTGCAATCTATAGCAAACTTGTCAAAATCCTGTGTATTATCAATAATTATCATTAGTAATAATATAATAAAAATAATTGAATCGGTAAAATTTATACTAAAGAATTATAGGTTTTAGCATTTGTATTTATTATCTTTTCCTCTTCAGATACTGGGTCCAGATTAAACACTGTTCTACTCATAGGGTATAGGTATCCATGAGGCTTTGGAGTGTGTATTCTGCCTTCCATTGCCCTATTTTCGTGGACGTGGTAATAGCCTATAAATTCGTCTCCATCTTCGTCTTGAAATTGATCGCCTGGAGAGTATAGGTTATCTTGTTCTCTTGGGTTAGAATATTCCATTGAATCATCTAAATATCTTGATATACCAGGCATAGTTTGATTTGCCTTTTCTAATGATAGATTGTTTGTAGGTATTATTCCATGTTCAACTATTGAAGAACCGTTAAGTATATTAAATATTGGTCCTGAAATTTTCCATTCTAGTGATACCATTTCATAAAGTTTATGGTGAGGATTCTTTTTCTTCATCATATCTTTATGTAGGTTTTTATCTATTTCAAAAATTTGTCCAGTGTTTAATTGTTTTGCAAAATACCTAATAAAAAATCCGTTGTCCTCGTCATTTGGAGTTATTTGTGCCCCTATAGAAATTATACCAGGAAATTCCTTAGCCATCTTAGGTTTTAACTTATTATACGCAAAAATATTTTTATCAAATACAATTGTTCTTAGCCTTTGCGCGCCTGTTTGATGGGTTGCTCCAATATAAGGCACATCCTTTTTTGTATGGTAGGGTCCAGTGTAAAAATTTGGTAGTTGAGCTTTATCTTTTTTATTGTCTATACAAAATTCTCCACCCTTTGTATATAAATTTTCAACTATTTCTTCTCTTCTTATTATTTTCATATATCTTCCCTACGCTTTTGCAAATGTTGAATGTTTATAGTGAGTAGCTTCGTCACGCCTTCTTGACACCAGACCTGGTAAAACTTTACCTCCGGCCTTTACCCACCTCTTAAATTCTTTTGCTGCCCCTTTGTGGTCTCCAGCATTAAACTTTCTTAATAAAGTAGAATCTTTTAGGCTTCCTATACCTAAGTTGTAAACAAATGAAACTAGTGCATCAAACTCTGATTGTGTTACGTCACTAGTTACGTATCTTTTTACCTGTGGCTCATATGTCTCATTTATGTGCATTTCTAAAAATAGTGCTGCGTCTTCTTCTGATATC